ATCTTGTTAAGCTTACTGTTGTCAATTTTAATAAATCTGTATCTGTTTATTTGTCGGAAAAACAAATGATAAAGTTATGTAAAAATTTAATCTTGGCAGCCCAGACATAATTCATAAATGGTCAATTTTTAATCAATTGACCATTTTCTTTTAAAAAATCTATTTACATCTGTTTTTAATCAGATATAATAGCAATCGTTAAATCAATTTATTAATGAGGACTTACAAAATGATTAAAACAGAAAACCAAAAACCAGAAAACAAAAATTATGAATTATGTGCTGATATCCTAGCAACATTTTCTATTTTAGAAAAATGGGGATTTGATAGTATCACAAGTAATTTATCTTTATTTGCAGAAGTGTTAAATGAATTGGATTTCAAAACATTTAATGGTTTACCACTGAATTCATCAAACTTATCTAATATGTTCCGTCGTTTATCTAAAAAAGAACGTGAATCATTATTAGAAGAATTTAATTCTGGATTCAGATCATTCCATTTAATGCAAGAACAAAACACAAGAAACATTATTCACTAACAGCATGTAGGAGACTAAAATGATTATTAATCAACCTAAATCAGAAATCTTTGGCTCACAGGTAGAAACAAATAGTTTTTCTATAAAAAGTTCACCAAAAGCATTCCAGATTTTGTCATCTAATTTATATTCAAACAAAATCCGTGCAGTGATTCGTGAATATTCTTGTAATGCATTAGATGCTCATCGTTATGCTAAAAAGGAAAACGAACCATTTCAAGTAACATTACCATCTGAACTGCAACAAAATTTTATTGTTCGCGATTTTGGTAATGGATTATCAGAACAAGAAATTAAAGAATTATTTACCACATATTTTGGCAGTTCAAAAGACCAATCAAATGATTTTACTGGTGCATTAGGTTTAGGTTCTAAATCTGCATTTAGTTATACTGATTCTTTTAACTGTACTTCATATCACAATGGAACTAAATCAGTTTATTCATTATTTTTAGACCAAGGTGAACCTAAAGTTACTTTGATGTATCAATCTGAATCAAATGAACCATCTGGCGTTGAAATTAATATTCCAGTTCAATACAATGATATTTACTCATTTGAAAATGAAGCTCAAATTGTGTATTCTGCATTTGATGTAAAACCAATTGGATTTGAAAATAAAACTAGTATTCATTATTACTTCAAAGACTTTGGCACAATTAATTTACAAAAATCTAGCATCAGCCGCGATGAATTTGCTGGTAAATATATTTACGCTAGAATGGGTAATGTTTTATATCCAATTTCATCAGAATATACAAAGAATTATAGATTCAATCTAGAATTATATGGATTTGATTCTTGGTCAAATATTTTATTTGTTGATTTTAACATCGGTGAATTAGATATTGCTCCATCACGTGAACAATTATCTTATGATAAAACTACGATTGAAAATATCGATAATAAATTATCTCAGATTTTTGAAAATACTATTTCTAAAATGGTAGAATTCCATAAAGATGAAGTCAATAAGGAATCATGGTTTAAATTTGGTAAATCTATTGCTGAAATTACCGTAAAATGTCATGGTTTAACTAGATTTACACATGCACATTATTGGATGAATGACACTTATGGAATCCAAAAATATTTACTTGGATTAACTGAAAAAATTAATGGATATACATACCAAGAATACAAGAAACTTTCATTTAAAGATGTCGTTAATGATTCTTATTATAATAAAGTAGATCTTAATGGTGTTGAAATCGTTCCTGAGCCAGTTACTGTTTATTCCAGAAGCCGTTCTTTAAACCAATATAAACCTGTTCGTAATGGTTCTAATTATATTGACCAAGTTATGCATACTAACTTGTATGAAAAACCTCAAATTTTCTTTGATGTATTGTGGTATGATATGCAAGAAACAGATGTGGTTATCGTTTTAGACAAATCCGATTATAAAAGACGTAAACCAGTTATGGATTATTTGGTTAATGAATATAGTAAAACTAAAAATGGATTTTTGATTATTTCAGCTAATCCAAAAATTTGCGATGATATCAAAAAATTCTTAGAAACTAAATACAAAAATACGGAATTAGTTCTATTAGACCTAGATGATAATCTAGAACAAAAAGTTAAAGATTATATCAGTTCTTTAAAACCAGAAACAAAAGAAAAAGCTCAAAAAACAGATCCAATGGGAACTATTTTTGAAATTAATAAAAATACTTTTGATAAAGAAGGAACAATTAAAGACGATTTAACTAAAATTGATTTATTTGGTATCAAAGATCTTCGAGCATTTGTTGCAGATAACCCAGATGCTTTATTTGTTCCTTTATATGAAGGTTGGTATAACTTACGTTGGATATTTAATAATTCTGGTTTTAATGATATCAGCGCATCTAATTCGCAGGAAATTAAAAACCTTATTGGATTAGCAGAACCAGCCGGTAAAAAAGTTTATGGGTATATGTTTAAAGACAGATGCTCCAATTCTTGGTATGATGTAATAAAACCGTATAAGTATGATTTGCAAATGTTCTTATCAGCAAACCCATTAGGAGCGGATGCTAAAGATATCTATAAACCTTTGATTAAACTTGGTTTTTATAACAGTTATGGTAGCTGGGAATCGTATAATTTAAAATGGGATTTGGGAGTATTCAATCTTGGCCGTTTTGTTAAATTAAATGATAAAGAACAAATTGTGTATGAACAGTTAAAAGATATTGCTAGAAAAAATGCATTTTGGATTGAGCCTAATTTAGACTTTTTTGATTCTCAGTTGGATGAAATGGAAATAGATATTCCTTTTTATGAATCAGAATTAAGAAATCTATTTACAAAGGTTTTAGAACTTGATAAAATTAGATTCGAAACATTAAATGAAACAATTAACAAAATTATTTCTAAAATTAAACCGTTAGAATATATCAAAGAAATTTTAGGGGAATTCGGTCCAAATAATGTTTCACAATATTCTGATTTTTTAGGAGATTCGGATTCAGGTTCTTATGAAGAACAAGTTAAAGTATACGAATCATTTAATAAAATGATGAAAAATCAACAAGAGGTATTTTAATTATGAAAGATTTATCTTTATTAGATATTACACGTGAAAGACGCAACGAATATCTTCGCGATTATTATTCACAAGGTTATACATATTCAGAAATTGCAAAAGCAACTGGATTAACTTATGATACTGTTCGCGGTGTATTACGTAATGAACCAAAGCCAACTACCCAAAAAGCAGATTCAGCAAAAGCACCTGGTTTATCTGAACTTCATGCGTTAATGGGTATCAGTACAGTAACACAAGATCAACTTGATACAACTGTTGAAGGTGATTCAAGCCAAGATTATAATTATTCGGATAAATTTGCTGAAGCCGATGAGCATTTAGTTCCTCCAATTGAACCTAAGAATGTAAAATGGGTTGCAAATAATACTATGGTTAATATTGTTATTAACGGTGAAGTAGTAAATGCTGATTATACGCACCCATCCTTTAAAGAAATTATTGCAGCATGTTTAGCCGAAGATTTTGAAAAAGCAGTTACTTTAGCTAATACCGGTAAAACGATTGAAAAGTGGTCTTTAGGCGCATTTGAATTCAAAAATGGTAAATTATACTATTGCGGAGAAACATTACATGGTTCTTTAATTGAAAAAATTATTAAATCAATTCAAGAATGTGATCAAAATGTGAACAAGTATGTATTCTTCCTTGAAGATGCACTACGCAATGATAAAAACTCATATAATGAAATGTGGGATTTTATTAAACATAATGATATTAAGATTCATGATAATGGCGCAATTATCGGTTATAAAAAAGTAACTGTTGGTGCCGATGGTAAATTATACGATTCTTATACTCATACAGTTCCTAATGACCCAGGCACATTAGTTCAAATGCCACGTCATTTAGTTAACGATAATAAATCAGAAACTTGTTCTTACGGTTTACATGTTGGTTCAATTGATTATGTTCGTAATTTCTCCGGTAATCAAATCGTAAAAGTATTAGTTGCACCAGCGAATGTAGTTTCTGTTCCAACAGATTATAACGGCCAAAAAATGCGCTGTTCTGAATATTTTGTTTTAGAAACTTTGGATTATGATATGAACACTTTAACACATGAAACTAATTGTTTACGTGTTGCTACAGTTAACCGCGAAGGTTTATATTCTGTAAAAGGTATCGAATAATAATGTAATATAAAGGGCTAGATGCCCTTTATTTGGAGTACAAATGATTACTAAAACAGATTTATTTTTTAATAAGTATCATGAACGTTTAAAACCGTATATAATGCCAATTAAATAGTTCAATAACTGTAGAACGTCTGGCGCATTGCATTATTCTCATCCAGGTGATGAAAGATCCGTTTAGGATAAAATGCTTAATATTAGTATTGGCGAAACTGTTGAAGATTATTTTATTAATAGATTTGATGATTTAAAATTAAACGGAAACAAACATAATAAAGAAGATCTACATTCTTATTAGTATGATCTGTTTGATATTCAAAACAATCTAAGAATTGAGGTGAAAACATATTCTAGTAATACGATTTCATTTACGATGAGAAATAATAAAAAATGGTCTCCTAAACCAGGAACATATCATCAAAGATGTTTAGATTTAACTCATCCTATTAATGGTTCTGCTGATATTATTATTTTCTGTCATTATGAAATGCTCAATGAATTTGAAATTAAAATTACACCAACTTTAATCATTGATGCTGAGCTTCATATTCTTGATAAAATTGGCAACAAAACATTAAGTTATAATACATATACGAAAAATGGAAAGTTATATGTAGGCGCAAATTGGATAGGATGTAATACAAGTTAGGTAAATATACACAATAAAGAAGGCGAAGGTATTAGAAAGCTATGACGAACAAAGACCACAATAGATTATTATCTGACATTATTAATACAGAAGGATTGGAGTACGCGATGTACACGATTGAAAATCGTGCAATTCCTTCAATGATAGACGGTTTAAAACCAGTACAAAGATTCTTCTTATATTCTGCGCTTCAAACAGCAAAAGATAAATTTAATAAAGTAGCATCTATTGGTGGTCGAGTTTCTGAATGGGGATATCATCACGGGGAACAAAGCGCATGCGAAGCTGGTATTTTAATGGCTGCTGATTATTGTAATAATATTACATTACTTACTGGTGACGGCGCATTTGGTTCTAGATTTATTCGTAAAGCTGCTGCTGCTCGTTATATCTTTGCAAAAATTTCTGATAATTTTAATAAGATCTATAAAGATATTGATATTTCTCCGGCTCATGAAGATCCAGAACATATTCCACCAAAATACTATTTACCATTAATTCCTTTTGTGTTAATTAATGGAGTAAAAGGTATCGCAACTGGATTTGCGACACAAATTTTACCTCATGACTATCAATCAGTTGCTGATAAAGTTAAAGAATACTTAGAAACAGGTAATATTAAAGAAAATCCACTCGTTAAGTATTATGACTTCAAAGGAACTATTGAACCATATAGCAAAATTGTGAACCAGAAGCTTATTAAAGGAGTTACTCTAACTGGTCTATATAAACTATCAGGGTTTACTTTAACAATCTCAGAACTTCCTTTTAACACTGAACGTGAAGACTATATTGCGTTACTTGATAAATTAGAAGAATCTGGTAAAATTGTTTCTTATACGGAAGAAATTAGTTCAGAAAGAGTTCATATTGTTGTTAAATTGAAACGTGATTTTTTAACAACAGATACAGAAAAAAATCATCAATTAATTTTAAAAGAATTTAAGCTACAAGAATCTATTGCTCAAAATATTACTGTATTAGATGAAAATAATAAATTGAAAGTATATGATGAGCCAAAAGAATTAATTAAGGATTTCGTGGATTTTAGATTAACGTATTTTGATAAACGTATTCAAAACAACATCAAAAAAGAAACTGATAAATTTAATTTAGCTACAGCAAAAATTATTTTTATCAAAAAGGTGATCGATAAAGAAATTGTTTTGGATAAATTATCAAGAAAGGAATCAATTAAACTTATTGAAAGTTACAATGAATTAAAAGATTATTCAGAAGAACTTATTAACATGAAGCTTTATCATTTAACAACAGATGAAGTTAAAAAACTGGAACAGCAGCAAGAAGAACTAAAAAAATCTTTAGATTATTGGAAAACTACTACTGCTAAAACAGAATATCTTAAAGACTTATAGAACAAGTGAGGTAAGTTATGAAATTATTAAAGAAAATTATTATTGCTATACTTTTATTAGTTGCTGGCGCTGGAGTATATGTTGGATATTATTATGTAACACATGATCAAGTAGTTTCTCCTCAAAAATACAAGGAATCATTAATCCTAAAAAATAAAGTGTATGAAAAAGATTTAGTTCAAAAAGAAGGCGTTTCGTTTACTACAATGGGTAAATGGAATTATTTCAAATCAGAATTAAACTGTAATACTGATAAATATATCAAAGCTTACAGACTAGGTGCTATAGATTATAAGAAATGTACCGAAAAAGAATCATTAGAATATTCACCGGATTTGAGTTATAGCACAGATAAATTAGACAGATTAATTGATGATGCAAATGCTTTTGATCGTTATGTTTCTAGCGGAGACTTTGAGAAAAATAAATTTAAAGTAAACACCCCAGAAGAAGTATTTACATTTTTAATTGAAGGCCATGATGTTGTTAAATCATTGTATTCAGACATGCAGTCTGGTAAATTAAGAACCAATGATAAATTTTTTGTATCACAAATTACATGCGATTTTGTTAATGCATCAAAAGCAAAAGAAGAAAATAAACCATTTAAAAATTGTGATTCACATGATGTATTTAAATACTATAAAACAGAACGGTATATGACACTGTTGCGTAAATTGGCAAGTATTTAAATGTATCAATTATTTGGAAAAAAGATTAAAGAATATAAAAAACAATTATTCGAAGAACAAAATGGTTTATGCAAAATTTGTAAAAGACCATTGAATTCAGTTGGTGAAGCTCATCTTGATCATGACCACTCTGTAGTTGGCGAAAATGCCGGTAGATGCCGTGGGTTATTATGTAGAGCATGTAATGTCGCTGAATAGAGAATGAAAAACAGATTTATTCGTGAAGGGTTGAAAGGCAAAGTTGATTACCCTACATATTTAAGATCGTTAGCTGATTATTATGAACAAGATTTTACTAAAAATCCAATTCACCAAAATTTTCCAAATGATTTTATTAAACATTATAAGCGATTGTAGTTATCTGAGATGAAGGATTATTATAATCAATATAAATTTAATTTACCAGATGGAAAAATTACAAAAGAAATTTTGATTAAAGATTTTTCCAAACAATTTAAGAAGTATCAGAAGTAGTTATGAGTTTTAAAAGTTATACATTGCAAGAACAAGAATTAATTAAAATTTTTAGATTAAATCAAGGAAATCAATTTTTATCTGATTTTGTTGAATTATTTGAAAAAACTCATTGGGGGCCTAAAACATTTGTATGTGAATGCATTGATAATGTTATTGTTAGTGTCGTTAATAATGAAGAAATTATAGGACCATCTTCTAAAGAAGTTTTTAATGAAATGAAAATGTATGCTGCAGGCTACGCGAATGGACAGGTGATGAATAATGAATAATTTAGAATTTTATGATAAAGTAAAAGTAGCTCTAACGGATAAAGAATTAGAACGTGAAGTTATTTACGTGTTAGCCTCTGAAGGTGAAACTACTGATGGCTCTGGTTTTATTAAAGAATATGGCTACTACAAAGAGATTTTGAATTTATTAATGGGTAGTATGTTGAATACATTGTCAGATGATAATTCTCATTATGCTGATGATTATTTGCCATTGCTTAAAACATTTTTCTATGGTTATTTTTCTGGGCAGCAAAGAATGTTAAAAAGTTCTTCCGAGATTTTTAAACCAAAACTTGGTTATATGCCAGCAAATACAAATATCAGACTTTTGGGAGATGTTAGTGAAAGTTAAAATTTATGGATTTGA